GCGTGCCGCCCGTTAGCACCTGGTACAACAAGGGGGAATGGTGAATGAGTTGGCTCTTTTCGCAGGCGCTGGTGGAGGAATACTCGGTGGACACCTCCTCGGATGGCGAACAGTCTGCGCTGTTGAATGGGAACCCTACCCAGCAAGCGTACTGTGCGCCAGACAAAATGACGGCCTTCTCCCGACTTTTCCGATTTGGGATGACGTACAAACCTTTGACGGCAAGCCGTGGCGAGGAATTGTTGACGTTGTATCGGGCGGATTTCCATGTCAAGACATCTCAGCCGCAGGGGGGGGGGCTGGAATTGACGGAGAGCGCAGCGGGATGTGGCGAGAAATGGCGCGCATCATTCACGAAGTACAGCCCAGATTTGCGTTTGTGGAAAACTCACCAATGCTCACTTCTCGGGGACTTGGAACCGTTCTCGGAGACTTGGCCTCAATGGGGTTTGATGCGAAATGGGGAGTGCTGGGAGCAGCAGACATTGGCGCAAACCACCAGAGGAACAGGATTTGGATTGTTGCCAACGCCATTGGCAAGCAACACAAAAGCCAACCATTTACGCAGCAACGGCAGGCTACCGCGCAGTTATTGGGCAACGCCAGCAGCATCAGACGGTCAGAGGGCCGGGACGATCACGGACAAGATGACGGGTCAAAGCCTGCCACAGATGGTCAATACGCCAGACAAGTGGCCTACACCAACAGTGCAGGACTCGGAACAGGCGGGTGGGAAGGGTTGCATAGCAAGCGGGAAACGGGGCTTATCGCTGCACCAAGCAACCCAACTATGGCCCAGCCCGAATGCGAGGGATTGGAAGGACAGCGGAGCCAGCCAAGGGAACAGGAAGTTTCCGAATTTGGGAACGCAAGTGCATTGGACAACACCAGTTTCGGACGATACAAGCTACAGGACGAAGAAATATGCACAAGGTGGAACGCCTCTATCGATGCAAGCTGGTGGGCAACTGAACCCAACGTGGGTAGAGTGGCTCATGGGGTGGCCGCTAGGGTGGACAGACTTAAAGCCATTGGCAACGGACAAGTGCCACTCTGTGCCGCAACAGCCTGGAGAATCTTGCAATGAATTACTTTGAAGCCCACAAACTGCTAGACGAAACCCGCAATGGCCACAATCACACCTTTGACGACATTACCAAAGCACTTGAACTGGTTGGAGACATTGACCCAGACGTATGCACAGATGGCGTTAGCTGGTGGCGACCAAGCCCAGAAGCAGGGCAGACGGGACTACCTGGTGGCACGGTTTGTCGAACTGGAACAAGATTTTCCCGGCATCACGGCAATGATTCACCAAAAAATTAAGGCCATGAAATGAGACACGCAGCCAGGGTTGACAAAAACCAAGAAGAAATCGTTTCGGCACTACGGGCAGCTGGCGCTTACGTCTGGATTATTGGCCTACCTGTTGACCTTTTGGTCGGCTACAAAGGCCATACGTTTCTGGTTGAGGTCAAAGATGGCCCTAGAAAGCGTTTAACGGCCCTACAAGACGATTTTTTTAAGAATTGGGCCGGTAGTACCTTGGCGAGAATTGACGGCTCTGAGGCCGCTTTACGCATGATTGGAGTTTTGAAATGAAAATAGCAGTATGGGAGCCTGTCCAGGCCCACAAAGAGATGATGACTGTGATCTGGCCCACGCTGAAATCAATGCTGATGGCAGGCCACAAAATGACAATTGAGATCAAGCAGAGCAAGCGGAGCGTGGAACAAAACGCGATGTTTCACAGCATGATTGACAAAATCAGCAAGCAAATGGCGGCAGCAGGCAGCACCTGGACAGCAGATGATTGGAAAAGATTGCTTATCGACCAGTGGGCGCACGACACAAACCGCAAGATTGGCAAGGTCTGCCCGAGCCTGGATGGTGAGCGCATCGTCCAGCTGGGCCTGCAAAGCCACAAATTCACCACAAGTGAAAGCAGTGAGTTCATCGAATTCTTGCTGGCCTGGTCAGCAGATAAGGGCATCGATGTTTCCTAAACACGCCTATGTGCGCGACAAAGCCTTGCTGAAACGGGTGGCGCAACTGGATTGCCAGCACTGCGGCAGCGGGGAAATGGTGCAGGCAGCACACAGCAATTGGGGCGGAGGAAAGGGACGGGGCATCAAAGCTGATGACAACCTGGTGGCCGCGCTATGCCTGAAATGCCACTGGGAAGTAGACCAAGGTGTTAAACTAACTAAACTCGAAAGGCAGGAAATGTGGGAGAAAGCACACCAGCGAACCATGAGGGCATTGCAGTGAAACATAACCCAGCCGACAAAGTAGAACAGTGGTCAATCGACCGCCTGATTCCCTACGCAAACAACGCCAGGACACACAGCGCCGAGCAAATAGCACAGATCGCGGCAAGCATTAAAGAATGGGGATGGACAACGCCAGTGCTGGTTGACGAGCAAGGCAGCATCATTGCCGGCCACGGGCGCACATTGGCAGCGCACAAGCTGAAGATGACCGAAATCCCCGTGATGGTGGCAGAAGGCTGGAGCGATGCTAAGAAACGCGCCTATATCATTGCCGACAACAAGCTGGCCATGAATGCAGGCTGGGACAACGAAATGCTGGCGCTAGAGTTGGGCGAGATTGGCGAGCTGGGCTTTGACCTTGACCTGACTGGTTTTACGGCAGATGAGATTGCGGCGCTGATGCCTGAGCAGATTGAACCTGGGCTGACCGATGAGGATGCTGTGCCTGAAGTGCCAGAGCGGCCGGTCACGGTGATGGGTGATGTTTGGATTCTTGGCAAGCACCGGCTCATGTGTGGTGACTCGACCAGCATCGATGATGGTGAGAAGTTGATGGGTGGTTTGTTGGCTGATTTAGTCTTTACTGATCCTCCGTATAACGTAGCCTATTCAGGAAGAGGTGCGAATAACCTTGGCACAATTAAAAACGACGATATGTCAGCAGAGGATTTTGAGCAATTTTGCCGAGATGTGTTTTCAACGTACAGCGCAATAATGAAGCCGTTGGCTTGCATTTACGTTTGCCACCCTGACAGCGCATCAGCACCAAAGATTGCGTTTGAGAAAACGTTTGCAGAGCAATTCAAAAAATCATCCACAATAATCTGGATGAAACAATCGGCAGGGATGGGCTGGCAGGACTACCGAGCGCAGCATGAGCCAATACTGTATGGGTGGAAGGAAGGCAAAGGAAGTCATTTTAACGCCGGTGACAGAACGAAAACATCTGTTTGGAAGATAGGAAGAGACGCGCAAAGCAGTTATGTGCATCCAACCCAGAAACCTGTTTGCTTGCCAGAAGAGGCAATAATGAATAGCAGCAAGGGCGCAGACTGTGTTGTTGATCTTTTTGGTGGAAGCGGATCAACTTTGATCGCCTGCGAGAAAACAGGCCGCATCAACCGCAGCATGGAACTCGACCCCAAGTATTGCGACGTCATTGTCAAACGCTGGCAAGACTTCACAGGCAAAATTGCAACACACGCAGAAACCGGCCAACCTTTCGCGGAGGTTAAAAATGACAAGCAAGAAACAAACCACTGAAGAAAAACCAACTCAAACAAAAGGGAAGAAGGGTGGCGCACGCTATCCGAACGGAGGTGGAGCGCAACCAGGCGCAGGCAGACCCGAGTTTGAACCCACCGATTCCGAGCGCAAACAGGTGGAAGCACTGTCAGGCTACGGCCTGCCGATTGAGCAGATTGCAGTCCTGGTACGCGACGGCATCCACGTTGACACGCTCCGCGCTCACTTTGCCACCGAGCTGGTTTCAGGCAAGGCCAAGGCTAACGGGCAGGTAGGCAAAACGCTATTCCAAAAGGTGATGGCAGGCGACACCACCGCGGCGATCTGGTGGAGCAAAACCCAGATGCGATGGGCAGAAACCCAAAAGCATGAGCTGACCGGGGCTGACGGCGTACCGCTGGAGTTCACCAAGATTGAGCGCGTAATCGTTAAGAATGGCTAAAACCCTGCAACTCCAAACCCCTGAGTGGGCATTGCCCCTGCTGGACGCCAGCCGGTACAAAGGCGCCTGGGGTGGTCGCGGCTCGGGAAAATCGCATATGTTTGCTGAGTTGATGATCGAGGCGCACATCATTGACCAGAAGCGGCGAAGCGTTTGCGTGCGAGAAATCCAGAAATCACTAAACCAATCCGTCAAGCGGCTGCTGGAGACCAAGATCGAGGCAATGAACGCTGGCGCCTACTTCGAGGTGCAGGATGCCGTTGTAAAGTCACGTAAGGGCGATGGCGCGATTATTTTCCAGGGGATGCAGAATCACACTGCCGATTCCATAAAAAGTCTCGAAGGATATGACTGTGCGTGGGTTGAGGAGGCACAGAGCCTGTCACAGACCAGCCTTGACCTGCTGCGGCCGACAATCCGCAAACCAGATTCAGAGCTGTGGTTCACCTGGAACCCGCGTCAGCAGTCCGACCCGGTAGATTTCCTGCTGCGTGGCCCGACACCGCCGAAAGATGCAACAGTCATCAAGGTCAACTTTTCCGATAACCCTTGGTTTCCGCAGGTACTCAGAGATGAAATGGAGTACGACAAGCGGCGCGATCCAGACAAGTATCAGCACGTTTGGCAAGGTTCTTACCTGACCAACAGCAGCGCCAGGGTCTTCAAGAACTGGAAGATTGACGAGTTTGATGCACCACCAGACGCTATCCACCGGCTGGGCGCTGACTGGGGCTTTGCGATTGACCCGACGGTCCTGGTGCGCTGTCACATCATTGGCCGCACGCTCTATATTGATTACGAGGCCTACATGGTTGGCTGCGAGATCGTCAACACGCCAGAGCTGTTTATGCAGGTTCCAGAGGCTGAGAAATGGCCAATCGTCGCAGATTCAGCCAGGCCCGAGACAATCAGCCATATGCGAAAGAACGGCTTCCCAAAGATCATGACGGCAGTAAAAGGCCCGAAATCG